ATATTATTCAAATCCATAAAAATTTTTAAAAAATTTTTTGCACCTTCAAAAGTGATGAAAATGTTTTTATCAGGGCTAACAGTCTAAATCAAGCAATATAACCTGGAGTAGTGGGACCCCTTGCCAGAAGTTCGGGGGTCGATATATATAATAAAAAGTTTTTTGGGTTTTGTTTAGGATCCCTGGCGCGTTAGCGCCAGGGACGTTCATATGTACAAGGAGTTAATCTAATAAGACCATGTATGCTTTGGCATTGTGTTTCATAAACCAGTTTAAATGCTCTCGCATTTTCTTCCAGTATTTACTAGCGCCAGTGCCTAAAGTTTTGTCCTCCAATGTTGCTAACATTTCACACATGAATAATTCATCATGTCTTTTAGCCTCTTCTTTTGTTAGCATAACAGACTCACCGTTGAATCTGTTTCTTCTTTCTTCTGTTCTTTCTTGTGTCATGTCCTCTAACATATAGGATAAATCAAGCATTGTCAACTGCTTTCTTTTCAATGGTCCAAGTATTATAATGATAGTAACCTTGATTATGTGTTTCTTTTTTAGGGTCCTCGATTGGTGTTTCAAGTGCCTCTCGTCTTGGCGCTATTGCAATGACTTGTTGCCAATGTTTATAAAAGAAATCAGTATAACAACCTTGACTACAGAACACAGACCAAACAGAATTTCTGTTATATCCATTTTCTGTTATCTTTCTTGTTCTTAATACTTTGTTTCCTTTGCTACCTCTTATTCGGTCAACTGTTTTATTTGTATGGCAGTTTGGTCCATGGCACCATTTAAAATTACTCATGCTTTCCCCACAGAATAATTAACTGCAGTTCTTGGGTGGTCACTATCTATATCCCAAAAACTAATACAAGGTTTTCCCTCTTTTGAAATCCAAGCTTTCCCTTTAAATGTTTTAAACTTGTCCTCATACTCGTCGTAGTAATCGTGTTCCATTACCCCTCTACAAGTATTGAAATCAAAACCTCTCGATTTCATTTTCCAACTAAAATATAAAATGTTCATGTTATCCTCTTTCTGTTATGGGATAATCCTATAATAGATTATCCCATAAGTCAATCATTAATTTAATGATTGTTCAGCTTGTTGTTGCTCGTATAACAACCTCGCTTTTATCTTATCTTTTCTTGACACATTTTTATTCTTCATACCCTTAATCCTATCAGCAAGATTTTTAGGATTATAGATTGTTAAACCAGTAGAATTAGTTCTAATGATTTCTGCCTCTTGAACATCTAATCCAAGTTCAGTACATAACTCAATCGCCTCGTCAAGATACTTATAACCTTTTAGACCGATTTTAATTTCTTTCATCTGGTCTAAAATACTTTTAATCCATTTATAATGCGCCATAACAAAATTACCTTTTTCGGCTTTCCAATCTTGCAACATCATAAATTCATCACGACTACAAGCAATAGACCTATCTCTACAATAATCACGACCAATTAAATCTAATTGATATTTTTCGTTCCATTGTTTGCCATAACCACTATCACTATCGCCGAGATATTTATTGTTGTTCTCAACATATTTTGTTTTGTGTGGGTTATTATCTTTGCCCTCTTGTTCAATCAAAATATCTGGGTTGCAGTTATCTTGTGCTTTTAGTTCATCACGATACAACGCATAACCATATTCATTATCTCTTGAATAAGAAGAATTATTGTTAAGGTCAATATCGCCATTTAATTTAAAATCAAAATGTTTTTCAATCGGCTTTTCAACCATACGAACATTGTTGTCATAATCTCGTTCTTCAACCTCGCCCATATAATTAAAATGAAAACAACTATCCTTTGCAATAGTATTTACATTTTGAAATTTATTTTGAAGATGATATGCCATTTTAACATCTTCATCAGTATAATGTCGTCTAACAATTTTTTCGGCTATCGCCCACGCATTGTCATTTAACTCAATTTGTTTTGCTTTGAGTTCATCATACTTTTGTTTTTCTTGCGTGTCCTCTTGTTCCAAGTGTACTCTCATTCTATTTGCAATTTTATTTCTGTACTCTTGGTTTAGTCTTATTCTAGTCATTTTACCTCTTTCTGTATTTATTTTTTGCATAATTTGTTTTAACACTTGACAAAAGGATTGTCAAGGATTATATATGATTTAGTTTCTATCTGTGGTGTAAAGTAGATTTCAGACATCCAAACACACGCACAGGTAGAACTCAGGATTATTACTAGTTTAGGGCGCCTGGACGTTTCTGGGCTATACTCTAGGTAGTTATGTGATCGAGCGACAATGTCCCCCCAGCGACGCGTTTGGAGGGGGATCGCCTATTGGCCACTAGTACTGATCCCTGGTCCAGTGTTGTTTCTTGTTTTGCCAAAAATAAAAATTGCTGGACCTGGGATCAGTGAGAGATATAGGTATTCTAGATAATAACCAACTAGCTCACTGGTCCATAGAAAGTAATTATGAAAAATAACGGAATTAAAAACGGAAGAGTCGGGGCAGCGTACAATACAATTTTAGTTAATCACTGGCGCTGGCTTCAGGCTCAAGGCCCAAGCTACAAGCAGCAAGCGACAAGCTGCAAGCTCCAAGCCTCAAGCTTGACAAGAAAGTTATATAATGATATCCAGGAGTTTAAAGGAGAAAGAAATTATGAAAACAAGTGAAGCATTAAAAATTATAGGCGGCTCGCTGTCAAAGCCCAGCAAGATGCCTGGCTGGTCAATTGGTTTACCTGCCAAGGAATGCAAGACAGGCGGCAAGCTTCAGGCGGTGAAGGGCAGCGTCTGCTTCGACTGTTACGCAATGAAGGGCTGTTACGTGTTTAAGGTTGTGCAGGATGCACAGTACAGGAGACTGAAGGCCATCTCTTCACCTGCATGGGTCGATGCTATGGCCCACCTGATTAACAGCAAGAAGCCGGATGTATTTCGCTGGCATGATTCAGGCGATGTACAGGACCTGGACCACCTAATGAAAATTTATGAAGTCTGCGAGCTCACACCAACTAAGCGTCACTGGCTCCCGACTCGTGAAGCATGGATCAAAAAACATTTACAAGATAAACCCTCTAATCTGGTTATACGTTTTAGCGCGCCGATGGTGAACCAGCCGGCGCCTGAATCGTGGCCCAACAGCTCAGAGGTTGTAGAAAAAAATTTTAACTGTCCAGCATCTAAACAGGATAACGAGTGCCGAGACTGTAGAATGTGCTGGGATCCTGAAGTTAAAACTGTTAGATATCACAAACACTAACATGACTTATCACAGCCCGAAGTACTGGAAAGAGATGGCGAAGATACGGAAGCAATGGCTCAAGGACCAAGCTCCAAGCGTCAAGCCCCAAGCTTCTGAAGCATCAAGCGACAAGCCTCAAGCCCCAAGCAACAAGCGTCAAGCTTCAAGCCGCAAGCGACAAGCTCCTTGATTCTTGAACCACGAAAAAGTTTCACGTCCCCTGAACCAAGGGCCTCGACTATGATAAACGTATTGTCAGGATGCTTCACGTGGAAGCTAATTTGGTGTGGAGAAAACTTAACCTTGTTACTCTTCGTAACTTTTAATTCAATTGTAAAAAAGTGGCCGTTATCATTACAGACCAGTAGATCAGGAGTACCGGATAGACTAAGATTTTCAAGTCTAATAAGGGAAAAATCGGTAAAAGATTTTTTAATTTTTTGATATAATTTACGCTCTGGTCCCATACATTTTTGGGGGTAACATCGTCATTCATTTAATAGTCCTTTGCTAGTTTATCAGGCAAGATAATACTAGAAGGTTTCTGTGTCTTTAAGACCAAACGATGTGATGTCTGCCCTTTAAAACCAAGTATAGGTTGGGAGTTCTCGTGTACTTCCATTCGTCTTATGTCGTACAACGTACCGTTTACTTCGCAAAATAAGACTGCATTTTTAATTGCGTCCGATCCTGTTGTGAACTGCCCAAGAAATTCTTGAAGATCTTTTACTCTCATTAAGACTTCTTGTTTAACTTGTCTGTTAATTCCTCTATCACTTTTTTATAACCTTGCAACAAATTTTTATCTTTTATGTTTTCAGTCTCTAAAAGTTTTAGCTCTTGTCTTAACTGACCGTTTAACTGCTGATGAGTCTCGTTAATTATCTCCAACTCTCTCACTCTTTCTTGTATTTTTTCTATGTCTGTCATGTTGACAATATAGCAATGTTACCTTAAATTGTCAACTATGGGTTTACCTAAAAGATTAACAGAAATGCAAATGAGATTCGCTGAGTTTTTAGTATTCGGTGATGAGACCGGACCACTAACACAAACAGAGGCAGCCGTCAAAGCAGGTTACTCACCTAAACGTGCAAGGCAAGAAGGATCAGAACTTTGCAATCCAAGACTATCACCTCTTGTAGTAAAATATATTGGTGAACTACGAGAAGAAAGAATTAGAAAACATGAAGTAACTTACGAAGGACACATAGCAGAGCTTGCTAGACTCCGTGAGTCTGCTCTGAAGAAAGGCTCTTTCTCTTCTGCTGTAAATGCTGAAACAAACAGAGGAAAGGCAGCAGGATTATACATAGATAGAAAAATAATAAAAACTGGGAAACTAGAAGACATGTCAGAACAAGAACTAGAAGCGAAGATGAAACAACTTTTAAACGATTACGGGCAATTGATTGATGTGACTCCATCTAAATCTTC